TCCCTTAAAAGAAGCCACACCCTTCTTCGCCCTCCACCACTTTGCATCACAGGCATAAAGCATCTCAGCCCAAGGGCACAATTCAAAACAATTGTTAACAGCCACAACGTGAATACGGTCCTTGAGAAGGTTTACTTCTTCTTTTCGAACCGAACCACCAGACGCCACAATGGCCACACACTGGTCTTCCCAGTCCGGCATCCATGACAATAGGGTCTGCTTAGTCTTGTCGAGCATTTATGCCAAGCTAAGATCAAACTTATGCCTTCGGAGAAGATACTCTGCACCATTTGGTAGTCGCGTCGAAATGACGCCCACAACATTGTCTTCCCTGTTCTCATAAAGGTTGCCAATGATCAGAAGCATCCCGGCCTTTATGTTGAACGGAACATTCGACGCAAGGTTTGATGGTGAATCTGCCGTTGGTGAATACCCGGCAACAAACTCCACGCTGACTGCGTTAATGGCATCCAGCGGAGTTGGCCAAACAGAATTGGTAACAGGAACAACCCAGCCCGGTTCGCTTGCTGCGTCGACATAATATTCAGAAGTGGCAAGCGTCTGTTCCAATCCAGCTGAATCAAAATATTTAACATTGGACACAGACTGAAGTGGTGGCTTGGGTATCTTGATTTCACCAATTGGGAATTCATCAATAGTCAACTTCCAAGTCTGCGTAACCAATGCACGACCTAGAAAGGCTTCCGTAAATTCCCTTGCTGCCCTGATGTAGATATTTATTAAGTTGTCTTCGTCGCTGGCGTCGACACGAAGATGCAACTTAACCTCTTCCAAAGTCAGAGGTTCAACTGCAGGTGGAGTGATTAATGTTAGGGCCATTTACCCTGTCTCCTTAAGACGACGTGGCTGGTCATTGTCCGGCCTAATTCCATCGCTGAGGTTGCTGCGCGTCCCTTCACTGACGTTGCTCCTGCTCGGTTGAGCCTCGGGACCTCGAGAGCCTTTGATTGTTGGGCTTCTCGGTGGTGGCGGTACAACCCCTCCAGACACAAGTACGGAGAGGAACCCTTCGCCCGCAAACCGCGCCGAGATACTTACACCGGCATTAACGTAAGCCGACATCGCGCCAGCGCCATTTAGAATACTCAGCGCCGCACATCCTTGCCGGACCTGAACACCAGCCAACGTTCCGTTGCCACTAAAGATAACGGACGCTGACTTGGTCACTCGTGCGTCTATCGACATGCTCCCTGCGCCAGCGAAGTTAACAACACCGCGCATTCCCACTTGACCTGTAATAGAGATGCCACCAGCACCAGCAAACGTTGTCGCACAACGCATTGCTGCGTTACAAAGAACTGAGTAATCACCGACACCGCCGAAGGTCGCGAAGGCAAGCATTCGCAGGTTGCCTTGAACGGACATATTGCCTGCGCCGTTAAACCGAACGGCCAAGTCTTTGGCGTTCGACGAATCGACGTTAGCTGACAAGGAACCTTGACCACCAAACGTCGCAAACGCCATCAACCGAGAGTTCACATAGGCACTCAGTCCACCTGCACCCGCGAAGGTCGCAAGAGCCGCTAGGTTCTGACGCTCTGTAACGGTCATTGAACCTGCGCCGGCGAAGGTTGCTGCCGCCGCTAGGTTCTGACGCTCTGTAATTATAAAGCTGCCAAGACCATTGAACTGAGCAGACGCAGCTAGGTTCTGACGCTCTGTTATCGTAAACGAACCGGCACCGTTGAACTGAGCTGTGATAGCTTCTGCAAGTTGAGCTCTAACGGACATCGCGCCAGAGCCGTTGAACTGCACCGTTGCAGCCAGACCTTGATTTACATTAGCAGAGAAATTGCCAGCGCCATTAAACTGAACTGAAATAACTTCACGCATGGTGCCGTAAATCGACATGGCACCGAGACCGTTAAACTGGACCGCAACTGCCTCACCAAGATTGGCAAGGACGGACATCGAACCCGCACCAGCGAAAGTCGCTGCAATGTCCTTAGCCGCGCCACCTGAGACGATGGCTGCGTCCACAGACATTGTACCAACGCCGCCAAAAGTCGCAGCTGCCGGGATGAACGTTTGTGCGAGCGCTGAAAGATTACCTGCGCCATCGAAGCGAACCGTTATCGCCTGACCAAGAGATGCCGAGACAAGAAGATTGCCCGCACCGTCAAAACGTACTGACACGGCCTGTTTAAGATTTGCCAGAACAGAAAGGTTGCCTGCACCAGCAAATTGAACAGCAGCAATTTCTCTTAGATTAGCAAGAACAGAAAGGTTGCCTGCGCCGCTGAACGTCGCATCAGCGTCGAGCTTAAGGTTAGCCAGCACCGAGAAATTGCCAGCGCCAGCAAACGTAGCTGCAGCAGGAACAAACGTATCACCTCTCGCACTAAGGCTACCAGCACCGGCGAAGTTAACCGTGACTGCCTGATTAAGATTGCCGAGAGTAGAAAGATTGCCTGCACCGGCGAAGTTGGCAGTAACTGCTTGCTTGAGATTACCGAGTGCAGAAAGATTGCCAGCACCAGCGAAGTTGACTGTCGCAGCCTCTTTTAGATTGGCTCTGGCAGAAAGATTGCCAGAACCAGCAAAGCTGACTTGTAATGTATTCGTCGCAGCTGATTGCGTAAGCTCAAGTTCAAGAAACGAGACGACGCCGCGAGCAGGTATTTGAGAGACGATAGTAAAGCCGCCAGCGCCACTAAAATTAGCGGATACGTCTACAGCACCTCTACTAGCCGCAAAACTTGCTCCACCTGTAACTGCTGCTTGTAATTGACCAGCTCTCTGCGTCATAGCGTCCAGTCCAGATCAAGCTTGGCCGGTTTTTCTCGACCATGACCACAAAGAAAACGAATAATGTCTTTGGTAACCACAATCACGTGATTGCCCATCGACCTGTAACCCTCGATGAGACAGGCTCCAGCGTCCGAGTTAATTGCGTTCGGATGGTCGTCATCAATCATAATTTTTACGACCGCATCTCCCTTGCCGCCGTGAGCGTACATGTGAATCTTGTCTGGTCGAAGATTATCCGGAATGTTTTTGTCGATTAGCCAATTGCAAGTGAAGTCAACACAAACTTCCGGTCTACCCTTGTGATAAATTCCGCAGCCAACACCAACCTTGCAGTGCATACAATAGGACCACGACGGCTTTGGGATATCTTCAATGCGAGGTATCTTGCAGCAGAGTGTGCACTCGCCGCAGGACCTCACGCCAAAGTTATCTTTAGAAGCCCGACTCCTATTGCTATGTTGTCCGCGCTCTTGCATCCGATATTTGCCGTCACCGTTCCCCATGCCAAACGCTGACCACCAGCGGCAGCGTCCCAGATATTGAATCCCACCGCTGTACCTGCCGCCGTCGCCGTCACGTTGGAAAAGGCGTTCAAGTTAGTCACAGACATCTGCGGCGAGTTAGCCGCAGCAAACGACACTGTCACTCTTGGTGAGAAAGGTCCGTCGAACGCCGAATCACTCCTCGGCGACTGAGTAGCGAAGGATATGAACCTGCTCGTCGCCCGAACAGGTGCACCTCCACCAAGAACCCAATCCAGCGCGGACTTCTGGACGCGCGGATCAAACGGCATCAGGCAAGCGTGATGAGAAGGTTGCCCGCAGCGACAGTAAGTGTATCACCCGGCAACACAGTACGTGCGGTGAGTAGCGTGCCGTACCACAACATGTTGCCCGAGAAGATCGACACCGTGTCGGCAAGGAACAAGCCTTGGATCGCGTTCGAAGACGAGAACGGACCAAAGGTCATACCAGCCGTGTTAGATGCAGAACCGGCTGGCGAAGCTGCCGCACCGAACAATGCCGTCTGACGAGCGTAGCCTGACGCGCTGCCGACTTCCGAGCCGCTCACGCTAGTGGGCGTCCCGAGAGACAAAGCAGCAAGACGAGAAGAAGGCTGTGTTGGAGTGGCACCGCCCAAAACCCAATCCAAAAGCGCCTTCGATAGATATGCAGATACGTTAGCCACGTTATATTCTCCTTTCTTTGGCCCAGCAGGCGAGCCATGCAGTTGGAAGAGGGCGTTTCTCGGTTATTGCGAGAAGAGCCTTACCCAGAACTAAGCCACTCAAACAGGGATAATCACCGAGACAAGGTGCCTGCGGTTCTATCCTCTCAATTTCGTGCGTCTCCCGAAACCTTTCCGTCAGCGAATCACTAATGATTGAAGTTGCTGATTCATTTTCCCCGACGTAGAAAAAATCATGACACTCAACAATAATGTCACTTACCAAAAGCTCAGGACACCGTTGCGGGTCCAGAACTGCTAACTCATACCCTTCTATGTCAACAATATAGAGACGGTTGTCACCACCACGCGACAGGTCCTCCGGACCTACCTTGCCATGAACCAAAGTCATGCCCACAATGCCATTGTTCATTCCGTTCTTTGCGCATTGGTCCAGCGCTTTATCGTCCATATCCATAGCGTGAACCACTGCATAAGGAAGTCTGTGGCCTAGACCAATTGCGTAATAACCTTCAGCACAACCGACGTTGATGATAAAATTAGGTTCCCTGTCTATTGCCTTTTCAATCGCACCATGAAGTTCAAACTCGTATGACCCAACCAACTTGGTGCAAGCGTTGCCGTCACGCCAAGCCGTACCACAATCCAGCTTCATCCCTTTAAATGGACCGCTTTGAACCGTCCCTTTATATTTCTCTTTTAACAAATCGTCCGTTTCAGTTAACGCTGATTCCTGCACCGTCAGAAAATTCCTGAAGATGGTAACGTGAAGATTGCCTTCGGCATCCGGTGTCACGCAGCGTACCTCTCGCCCACTTCCGGGTTCTTATCTACGAATGACTTCCACATGCGTGCCTTTATGTAGTCAGACCGATAAGCAATCTCGGCACGCTCCATAATTTGTTCCTTGGTCAGGACCGCATGCCAGTTAAACATTCCGTGAAAACCAAAATGTCTCGAGTCATCACTGGGACGCATTAGTTCAAAAGAAAAGTCGACAGCCACCTTCTCTGGTGCCCAAGTGAAACCTTCCTCTTCGAGTCTTATCCTGTAGCCCCGGCAAAGAAGGTCGTCATCAATATTAGTTGTGCAGGGAAAGCGGTCCAAATTCTTACCGAGGAAACGATGAAGACGAGTTGAGCGAAGACTAAAGCCACCGTTGCCGACGTTGCGTCCGTCCTTGTACCACCAAGGCGAACCGACATAGTCATAGTCCAAATATTCCTTCCGCCACATCTCCGGGTCAAACACCCAGCTATCCCACTGGATGCTAAGGAAATGAGAAGTACGAAGATGAGGTGCAACCTCCTGCCAAAGACAACGCGACCAGCCCAACTTATCCGGCCAGTCTGGCACTTGAACGAACCGACACTTGAGACCCCAAAATTTTCCTATGTCACTGGTGAAGACTAACACTTCACCAAAGTCCACCTTTGAACATGACTCCTCGACGGCGAGACGTGCCAGCTCACATTCCCTCGTCTCAATCATAACGAGACTTACATCAGGCAACATTAGCTTCGTCATTTTCCTCCGCCCATTCATTTAGAGTGATGATGTCGCGCCACAGAAGCTCACACGCCCCTGCCTCACCAGCAAAATGTCGAAACGCATTGACGTCCTTGGGCAGACAGTTGCCGCCGAAGGCACGAAAGTTCTTTGTGCAGTCGAGATAATGGTCACCGATATTCGACCGCTTGGTGATCGCATTCTTGACAGCACTGTAATCGACACCAACTTCCTGACAAACATCATAAAACTGATTAGCAAAGACGATGCGCATTGCATTAAAACAATTTGAAAAGTATTTCGCCATCTCTGCTTCGGTTCGTGAAAGCCAGACAAACTGCTTCGGCAAACTGCCATGCGCCTCCTTGATCTTCTCAAATGAAGTCACATCTTCTTCGTCAGCACCAATAATACAAACGTCATGGTTCTCGACGAAGTCCACGAAGCGCGACCGCTCCTTGAGAAACTCTGGACAAAATGAAATCCTCGTACCCGTTCCAGAGCATTGGCGGCTGAGCCGCTCCGTCGTTCCTGGCGTAACCGTCGACTTAATCACGACCTCGCCTTTGTAATGAAATGTACTTAACTCGCGAACGACATTTTCAACTATTGAAACGTCGCACGCGCCATTCGGTTTTCCCGGTGTCGGAACGCAGACGAATACAAGGTCAGTGTCGAGGACTTGATGTAGATTTGTGCCGGCTAACTTCTTATCGACGACGACGGTGTCATGGCCGATGCGTCGCATGCCGTAATTCACGACCTCTCCGACCATGCCGTGACCAATGATGCCTATTTTCATCGCAACTGTATCCCGGCTATTTGCCTAATCCAAGTCGGGTCGAACTTTCCATCAGGCTGCCAATCGCTAACAGCGTGCTCACCTAAATGCCCAAAATATAAAGATGAGAGCGCTGTCGAATGAAGAGACTGAGAGCACCACGCCATCTTCTTCCTCTGCCTCTCTCCGCAGTGAACGCACTGCCGAGTGAAGTCTTCTCCGAACGCCGTTCTTGGCCAAAGATGATATTCATGCTGACAAGTCAATGGCGCTGGCTTCGCCAAAGCCGGAAGCGGAAGTAGCGCACCAAAACCAATTCCAAAGAGTTCTCGCCTGTTCATGCTGACCTCGCAAACTGGAGAACGTTGGTCTCCTTCTCCGTCAGCTTTCCGCTGATGGTGTCGAAAAGCTTTTCAACCGAGATATCACTAATACAAGCCGCGCCGTTATTCTCTGCGTTCGGTCGACAAGTGTCTGGCGTGTTGTGAAGCTTATGACAAGGCCAGCATGGCACTCGTGTCTGGTCAGCATGAAGCGTCGTCGTATTAATCCAGTGCTTCGTTATATTCTCCGCGCTGGCGTGGCTAACCATGATGACTTTCGGAATAGGTTCGAACGCGACACCCCAAGCCGGGCCAGTATCAGGTGAAACATAAATGTCGGCGATGCATCCCATAGTCAGCGAGCGACGAAGCGGCCAACTAAAGTCGTCTCCGACACTCTTGGCGTCACCAGACAAAGCGAGATGAAGACCGTCCAGCTTCGAATTCTGTAGCTTCACATGCTCCTGTATCGCGTAAGCAATTGACTTTTCCTTTTCGCCTGCGCCGAACATGATGACGGGAATTTGCAGCTCCTTAAGAATTCGACAGATGACCATAGCGCAATACGGATAGACCTTATCAATCCGACTTCCGCTAATACACCAGCCAACAAACTTCCCACCAACCGTCTCCTTAGTCCGCAGCGCTCGTTCCATCTCGTCGTCAGTCGGATAGAACAATCTATCAAATTCATAAGGCACCCCGAGAATATCGCACGCCGTTTCCAAATAACTTCCGGCACAGAGCTTACGACGATATTGGTCTGACCAGTAGAACGACGTGAACTGCTCGAACAGCGCGTGTCGTCCTTCCATCGAGTGCGATAGATGCGCGAACAAATCGAAAGTTCTTTCCCGTCCCGCAAACCATTTCTGCCACGCCAGCATGTCGTTCTGCGGTAGGTCCTTCTCAGTCTTGTGGACCGAGAGCTTGTCGATGTGCGGATTATTTATGAAGACGACATGGTTTGGCTCTGACGTAATCATCTCCGTCATGTAACCAAGCTTCTTCAAGATGTAGAGCGGCGCACCCGCGACAAGGTTATCACCGATGCCGCCAAACCTTGCTATTCCTGCCCAGCGCTTCATTAGGCAGCTCCAAAGCCGCCAGCTGGAAGAAGAACGGCTTCCGCTGCATGGGCAACAGGTTCGACGGGAAGTCCGTTATAGAACCGGAGCACGCGCTCTTGCTCCTTCAACAACTCAATTAGCTTCTCGACGCGCTCCAACTTCATCTTCACGAATTCGTGGATGTCAGCAATTTCCTGATTGTAGCGGCTGGTCACCGCAAACAATTCGACAGAGTGCGCGTCGATCACTCTGCGTATTTCGGTCTCTTCCTTCTTCAGTCTATGAACGATTTCATCCACCATAGTTTTTCTCCCTTGTTATTAGTTAAACCCACCAACCGGATAATTCGAGCCGGCAAAGACAGGCGACACACCAACATCCTGAATAATCGCGCCGATATTATTTTTCACGATTAAGTTTGGCGGACTATCTGGCGTCCAGTTTCGGTTCAGCGCAAAGGCCAAGTTGTTATCGTTGAGAAGAACATCAAGCGCCTCTTCCATCGCCAGTATGGCAAACCATCCCGGCAAGTAAGTATGACTAACGAACTCCGGAGGAGAACCAGCGAAAACATCCTGACTTATTCTCCAAGCCTTGACGTTCGGAAGAACTCGAAACGTTGCCCAGTTAAACCACGGCTGCGTGAACGTCTGCATCCTTCCGCTGCCCTGAAAAACCGCTGCGATAGACTTCCTGCCGGGACCGTCAGCAGGGATGACCGGCAAGTTGACCTGCGGAAGCGATCCGGACGACTGCATTGGTGGAGAAGAAATATCAACGCCGAGATAATTCGCCAGCCTGATCGCGTCCTTCATCGCAGCAATCTCAGAATTCCATTTGAAAAAATAGTCAATCATACAGTTAATGCCTGCAATGTGGCATCAGAAAGTTTGTAATTCCAAAACGTCGCTCGACTCATGTAGCCCCACAGCTGACTGTATGCGCCAGCTGAGTTTCCACCAAGATATTGAGGTGCAACGTGTCTTAGATTATCCGTTCCTGTCTTCACAGTGCCACCATTCAAAATAATACTAAAATTTGCTGAGTCCCAAGAGTAGCCGACATTGTCATCGTTGGGACGAAGTGATGTGCCATTTCCGGGATTGTCTGAATTACTTATCAAGTGAACTTTATTGTCAGTATTTATTATAAGAAAATCATCACCGCCAATTATAGCAGGAATGACAGTCGTGCTTACTGTTACGGCAACTTTAGAAATCAAGGACCCGTTTACGCTTTTGAATGCAGCCAGAGCATCTTTAATTAAAAGAATTGAGTCTGTTGCGCGTGTCGCAGATGCACTCGTCGTGGGAATATAGGAAGAGGCGAAAGCGCCTAGCTCACACTGGGCTCCCCAAGCATACACACCAGATGTGCCATCACCGGCATACGAGGCCCTTGGCGTGGCATTATGGACCGCCACATTCATGGTAAGATTGTTATTTACAACGCTAAAAGTAACACTACCTCTAACCCATCCATTTCCGAGAACTTCAATACTAGAACTAACTTGAGTCGGTGCTGCTCCACTTCCCATATTAGTTATGGTTTGTGCAATAGTGCCACCAACCAGATCAAACATAACAAAAAGTCTTGTATCGGCTGTCTGATCTTGTCCAATTATGGATGCATAATTGTAACCGGCTGGTTTGAAGTAACAACTCCACGTCACTAAGCCAATTCCTGTTGAATTACACACATTGCCTATCGTATGATCAAATGCATTTGTTGTATTCGGGATCAATTTATCAGCAGTCGTCGTAGCATCGGGGGCAACAGCAGCATCCGCAGTAACGGTTATATTTTGGATAGTATTCCACTCACTAGAATTATCGAACTCTTGACTGCGTGTTTTGGTATTCGTCCGCGCATCTTCGACCTGCATCCCCAGATCGCTGATGCGAATTTCACTGGTCTTGGCCAGCGTCAATTGCTTGGCCGCATTCGTCTCGTATGCGACAGACGCGCGAGTGAGAGAGATGAACCGATTAACCTGCGGCTCTCCAGCGCGATACGGAGCTACAGGAGGAGTGAAGTCCCCAGTCCACGCGGCATAACCTTTTATCACCCGCAGCTCGTCGATCCAGCCGTTCAAGAAGTTAGACCCGCCTGTGACGTTAGAACCGATGCGCGGGCAATTATTGGAGCTGTCATTGTCGAGGCTCTCTGTCCCGGTGTACGTCGATCCTTCTTGCACGCCATTTACAAAAAGCTTCGTAGCGTTTCCGCTTCGCGCGACAGCGATGTGATACCAAGTAGCGGCTGCCAGAACAGTCGTTCCGATGATTTGCGTTCCGCTATTAAAGCGCCAATACATTTGGCCGCTGATGATGTCGATGATAGGCTTATCAGCATCTGTCAGAAAACCTCCCGCATAGCATCGACCAGAATGCGTCGCCGCATTTGGCCGCAGCCAGAAGTCAATCGTGAAGTCTCCGGAGCCGAACGCAAATTCAGTAAGAGCGTCTGTGGTCGAAAGATTGGAAGTCGTTCCTTCAAAAAAAGCCGACGCTCCACCGAACTTACTTTGTGCCGTGTCAATTTGTGCGCTCCCGTTAGCGGTCAACTGATGCTTACCAGTCGCGTCATTCATACTGGTCGACGTATCGGGGCCATTGAAGTGGCACAGCAGCGACGCGTACTTGTCGCGCGTCCAGTTCATGGCGTAGGCAACAGTTGGAACAGAGAAGCCGGTTACGAGACCGTAAGGACTGGTCGGCACATAAAAGAGGCCAGTCCACATCGCCACGCCTTTTACGATGCGTATCTCATCCATCCATCCGTTAAATGGATTAGACGAATCATTGAGATGGATTCCGACTTTGAGGTTAGCGCCGCACTGAATATCCGAACTCGCCGGAGAGTTCGTGTTCTTGAGAACGCCATCGACAAAAAGATAGAACGTTGAACCGCTTCGAGTTAAAGCAATGTGATACCACTGTCCTGTGTTGGCAATGGTATTAGACCCAGACCCAAAACTCCAAACAGTCTGAAATGCAACCTGAATTTCTTTAGTTGATGTCTGAAATGAAACTATGATGCGCGGGTCTGAGGTATTGAAGTCAAAGATGGATTGATCTGTCGCCGTGCTGTTGAGGCGAATCCATAGGTCCATCGTAAAATTACCAGTACCAAAATCAAAGTCTCCTGTGTCCGCGACGTTAAGGCCGTCACCCGTACCGTCAAACAAAACTGAAGCAGTGCCGAACTTGAACTGCGCCGTGTCGAGCTGCGCGTTGCCTATCGCTGTTGTCGAGTGCCTGCCCGTTGCATCTGTGAATGTAGTCGAGGCATCCGCACCGTCCATGTGCATTAGAAGTTGCTGCGGTATTGGCAACCAAGCCGCGAACCCCTTCACAAAACGCAACTCCTCGATCCAGCCGTTCAGACCGTTCGAACCATTAAAGTCCGCTCCAATGCGAGCCGCGCTACCGACATAGACACTGGAGTCAGATGCAGCTGCTTCCATCACTCCATTCAAGAATAACCCTGTCAGTCCACTCTGACGAACAAGCGCCACATGATACCAAGTCGCCGTCGATAACGTCGTTGTGCCGACTATAATATCTGTTCCATTGACCTTGTACGTTAGCTTTGATGAAGAGACGTAAAGCAGCGGATTGACCGAAGGCTCGGCGCTCCTGCCATCAAACAACGTTGGCGTGCCGGACAGCGAATTAAACCGAACCCATAGATCAAGAGTAAAGTCAGCAGTAGAAAGTACAAAGTCTGCCAAGTTTCCGGCAACGTCGAGATAGTCCCCGGTGCCATCGAATAGTATGGACGCAGTGCCGAACTTGAACTGCGCCGTGTCGAGCTGCGCGTTTCCGTTCGCAGTTACCTGATGCCGACCGGCGCTATCTGGGATGATGGTCGCGGCGTCAACTCCGTCGCCGTGCAGTAGAAGAGCAACTGGATACTTGTCGCCATAGGCTGCTGTCGGAACGGAGAAGCCTCCTGGCGGAAATGCCGCGCGACCCTTGATGACGCGCACCTCGTCGATCCAGCCGGTGACGCCGAAGCCTCCGAGACCATCGTCGCCAATGACCGGATAGCTGGGGACATTCGTGTAGTTGTTGCTGTCGGCGTAGGCGGCACCAACTTGTACTCCATTCAGGTACAGCCGCGTCTGGCCTGACGCTCTCGCCACGGCGATGTGATTCCACTGGCCACCATTAACGGAGACGCCACCGGATATGCGATCAGCCCCAGCTGCGTAGAAGAACAGCCCTCCGCCGATAAGATAGTAGACCTCGAAATTGGTGTTATTGAATTCACCAAAGTCGATGATCGCTGAGACCGCTCCGAGCGTCGGCCTGACCCAGCAGTCGACCGTAAAGTCACCAATGCCGAAGGCGAAGTCTTCGCTGCCGTCCAGCGACACTGAATCACCGGTTCCATCCAGCAACAACGAAGAGCTGCCGAACTTACTCTGCGCAGTGTCAAGCTGAGCATTGCCGTTAAATGTGACGGTGTGTCGAAGCGAACTGTCTGCCGTAGTCGTCGCTGCGTCCACTCCGTCAAAGTGAAGCAGCAGAATTTCATCGAAGTTATTCTGTAACTGATAATAACGATCATTATCAAAATCTAAATCTACCATCGCGTCATCCAGCCACCACCGTTCAACAGCATTGACTGCGATGCGCAGGTCAGATGGATCGCTAATCAAAGCGAACGCAGCCGGATCAATCGGCTGAGTGTAAGTCGTGTAAGTAGTAGAGACATCCAAATGCGTCCAGCGGCTTATAACTGTTGCACCTTGGCGTAGCTCAACGTCAATGTCGATGGTCCCGGAAGTGCCCTGCTTCTTTATGCGATAACGAATTGAAGCTGGAGTGCTGCCAGTCTGATCAGAAAGACGAAGAAGCGCCGTGTCGTTAGAAGGGTCAACGCCAGAAATTATATATTCTAAGTCGTAATCAGACGGAGAATCACTCGACTCATCGACCTTATCGAATAAAGATTGGTTGCCGTAAGGATCGGTCCAATCACCGTCAATCAGGTCCGCATCAGGCCGTTCGTAGACGAAGCTCAACTTTTACTCCCGTCGAAAGCGAGCTGCGTTAAGTCGCGTCCGTCGCGGCCATCAATTCCTTTTTCTCCTTTCAGTCCCGGAGGACCTTGTTTACCATCGCGACCGCGTTTCACCGAGAGCTGCCAGTCATTTCCATCTCCGGTCTCTGGACGCATCTTTGTCTTCTCAGCCGTGCAGCACCACTGCGAACCGCCAAGCGTGACGAGGTCGCCGCGCTCGTACTCGACTTCATCAGTCCAGAAACCTTTATTGATCTGGGCTTCAATTCTTATAGGGAATTCTTTCATTTTCGTTGCATCGGAATTTCCGACGATGAACACATAATCTCGGTCGGTAATTTTTTTGATATCAAGTCCGTCAAATCCAACACCGTCAATACCATCCTTTCCGGGTGCTCCATCCTTTGCAGGCGGGAGTTCTGCTACAGCTTCTTCAACCAGCTTTCGAACCTCTTCGGCAGTAATACTCCGCCCATCTTTGCCGACCACTGAGCCCACCTTGAGAGTTGTGCCGTTACTTCGCAGGAAAGAGAGAACACCATCACGGTCAATGACAGAGCCAGTAATATCAACAGGCCCAGGAAGAGCAGCGACAGCCTTAGAAACAGAAGCGTCGACCATATCACGAACATCGTCAGGTGATACAGAATTGCCGTCGTGACCATCGGTCCCTCTTTCACCGTCTTTGCCGTCTTTACCATCCTTTGGCTTTGGCCATTCAGTAAATAATTTTTCAATCGTCTGTTCTGTATGCAACAGGACAGCTGGCAAAACATCATCAGCCGTTATGCTAGCCCCGTCCTTGCCGTCCATACCATCAGCGACAGGATATTTTTTGTGATGCTCTTCGACCAATTCAGCAACAACTCCTCTTACACCTTCCCAATTTATTTCCGCGTCTTTTCCGTCGACACCATCCTTGCCCGGCTCACCATCGCGACCATGCTTGACTGGGTAAGCCATAAAATATTGAGCGATGAGGCCATTCAAAACTTCGGTCATTTTGTCGTAGTTGACCACGCCATCCTTTCCGTCTGCGCCATCCTTTCCGTCCTTCGGAACAGGAAATGCTTCAATCTTATCTTGCATAAGTTTCATCACGTCGCTGATGCGCATTAGCGCTTCACCAGTCTGCACTCGTTCGTGCTCAACGATCTTGCTGATGTCGTCCATCATCGCATATTTATCTGGCGATAAATTCTTCATGACTGAATCGAAGGTGCGCTCAATAACGTCGCCTTCCTCGATGATTGGTCGAGCGGCAAGTTGCGCTTCCAAATCTTCGATCTTCATCTGTAAAGGCTGCACTGCCGACGACACAGCCTTGACAACTTGTTCCTGAACGAACTCGCTTACGGCAGTGAGAAATTGCGCCTGCTCATGCGGCTGCATCTCTTAATCCTTTCAGCAAGCTCTCTTTTCCCCACTCAGCTTTTGGAGGTGGCAGAGCCTTCTGCGGTTCGGGTTGGGTCAACTGCTCTCCCGAGTTGTCTGGCGTCTGCGGAGCTGGCTTGGGTGCCGCTGGAATTTTATTGGATGCAAATGGGTCTGGCTTCGCATCTCTTTTGGCGAGTGCCGCAATGTCATAATTCTGTTGCTGGGACAAAACGGCGTCGCCGCCTTCAACATCATCATATCCCAACTTCTCGCGTGCCTCGTTTGCCGTTAACACGCCACGAACTGAATCCATGTAAGTCTTGATTTTAGTCGGAGTGTCCATTTTCAAAAGGTCATCAAGACACAACTCGGTCTGGTAAGGAATGGATTGTTTTTCCAATCCCAAACCTTTGTCGAGACAGGCTTCGATTGCCTCAATGTGTTTCTGCAAACAGCCTGAATAATAATTCTGGTCAAGTGCCTCAATGTTATTATAATTTGGCATCTGACCAATTGAGACTTTGTGTGGTGGAACGCCAAAAGCGGTACACACCATTTCCGCCGTCATCTTCATTTGATTAACAACCTGCGCATCCTGCGCCGTCATCATTTCTATTGGCGCATAGGACAAACCGTCACCAAGGACAGCCACCTTGCCGATATTGTCGGCTGAATAGTTTTGCTGCCACTGTTCCTTCAATCTCTTCGCCGTCGTCTCGTCGATAGTACCAGGTGCTGTCAAAACACCACTCGGCTTGGCACCATTGGCAAAAAACTTTACCGAGTTGCGCTGGATGTTCATTCCCTGAACAGCTGCCAGCGCACATGCCATTATTGGCGAGACACCACAAAGCCGATGACCGCCGAGCGGCGGAAACCGGTCATGAATAATCTCAGACTCTGGAACCATAACGTTTGAGTCTTCAACACCGGCCAAAGGATCGGTGCCAATGGCATACCAAATTGACCCGTCCAAATCTGAAATCATAGGCTTGGTAAGAGCCGGATGCAGAACATGCATCTCCTCGACGAGGTTTGATTTATTACGTCCCTTCAAAATGTAAGTGTTGCCGGACGTAAGCTTGGACACCATCCAGTTCTCCATGAACTGTTGGCGCGTCTGGTAGCGGTTCGGCACGCGAAGAACAGGCGAAAAAGCCGGAACATCAATTTCCTCGTAGACATTCTCTTTAATCTTCTGGACGAGCTTGAGATTAAGTTTGCCGATATCTCCAGCAATAAGATTAACGCAGGCATAGACCGCGTAAAAAGACAATACGCTTTCCAAGCGCGTTTCCATGTTGCGCTGCCAAGCGCCGGTGAAAGGCTCTTGGACAATCGGCCAACCGTTAAGCCAATCACCGGGACCGCTGAAAGTCCAACCAACCGGAGTTGTCGTCGCTGGAACCGGAGTCTTTACACGACTGACTTCAAATCCTAGTATCTTCATTCTTCTGCTCGCATATCCCGGCGCTTGTATTTCTTATTGCGACGACGTTCGACCGCGTCATCTCCATCTTCTTCAGCAGTGTGGGAGGCAGTTGGGTATGGCAATTGTTCAGGAAGTTCTTCGGCAATTTCTTTTATGGTTTTAATTTTTCCATGAACTTCGAAAACGCGAGCGTGCTCGGAGTCACACTCAAATTTATCGCCAACCTTTCGGTCAGCGTAATCGTATGGAAAGTTCTGCAAGGCTTCGACCAAGACTTTCACTTTGTTTCTCCCGTTTGTTTAAGGAAAAGAGGACCAGTTACAGGGGCGACTCTGCACTGGTCCTCCTCCACCTTGGCCAGCTCGCGGGGGCGAGCTAACCGAAGTCAGACTTAGCGATACAAACCAGCCGAAATAAACTGAACAACGCCAGTGCGGCGCTTCAGCCAGTTGATCCAGCGCTCAGCGCGCAGACCGGTCATGTTCATCTGCCACATGGAGATGTAGGCAGTCGAAGCGCCCGGAGGTGAATCCGGAGCGCTGTCGAGTTGGATCGAAGCCTGATTGCTGGCATCGAGCACAACCTGACCATCATCAGCTAGCAAAATCTCCTTCGCGAGCGCGAAGATGATCGGATAGCCTTCTGTTGGCGAACCTGTCGTGGACGGAATGTTTTCCGAAGCCACAACTGGATAACCAAACAACGTGCCGCCTTCCGCGTTGATATTCGGGAAAGACGACTGACCGAGCGAGTTCACCATGAGCGACAACCGCAGAGCTTGCTGCTGCGTCATGATCCACACGCCACCAGACGGCGACAAGTTGAGCGTAAGCAAGTTGGCAAACAACGTTGCTACGTCCGCGCGAAGCGCCGCTTCGTTCGTTCCAGTCGGAGTCACGCCAGTCACGCCATTCGTGATCGAGGCCGGTGACACGTTGGTGACTGCGGCCACCGATGGGTCAACAAACTGACGATCAAGGAACTGCGTGATAGTGTCGACGAGGTCCTGCCGAACAACGGCTTCTGCCGACGGGTTAGAGAACCGCACCAACTCGTCCGTGAGGACGACGATGCCTGCGGCCTTTGCCCAACGCAGCTGAACCGTATCGAAGGCCATCGCGCTAACCGGCTTCGGAGCGTTTTCACCGACCCACCCGGCTGACGTCGCACTCGTCGTGCGCGGCATCTGGATGTTGAAGGGAACACGACGCAAGCCGGGGATGCGACCGATAATTGTGTTCGGGCGTAGGAATTCGATGAACTCCGACGCGAGAACGTTATACGCAATGAGCGGCGAAGCCCATGTCGCATCTGTCGTAGTGCCGACGCCAACCGCAGCCTTCTCTCGCATGATCGACGAGATGTCAAGCTCCAGCCAGTCGAGAACTTCTGGGGTGTTATCCCAGCCACCACGCTGCATTGCCGACTTACAAAAGCGTATCGACGCATCAACGCTGCCTTTGCCTGCCGTCAGTGCTTGCGCATAACGCACGAAGGATTGACCCTTCGGAACGTTCGCATTCACCTTGGCGCGAACAACGGCACTGCTGTTAGTCTGCTTCGCCTTCTCAGCAGTGATCGTCTCGGAGGTCACTTCTTTCACGCTCTCCTTGACGTACTTCTCGGTGTCGTGCAGACGAACGAGGTGCTCGTCAATTTCCTTCAGCTCCGTCACCAAGTTGTCGTGCTGTTCCTTCTGTTCGGTGTTCAGCGTCTCCATTTGATCGCCTTCACCGCTTCCTTCCGCAAGCTTCACCAGCTGCGCAGCTTTCGCGGCGCGAGTGGCCTCAAACGCAGAAATTTTTTCTGCAACAGTCTTCGGCATCTTCGATGCCTCCTTTGGGTTGGATGATGCCTTGACAGTCGTCGCGGCTTTCGCCGCATTATCGGTCGATTGACCGGTGCTCATGTCTTTGGCGTTGAGGTCTCCAGACTTACCGGAGTGGCAAATAGACTTAATCTGAGAGATGGTGGCCTCAGCGTTTGCTGGGATCGTCACTAGCGATAATTCCATCACCTCAGTTTCTTGGAAGTCAACTCCTCCGTCCTTCATGAAAGCAAACTTGATAGGACGGAAACCAATCGAGGTCGCACGAACGAGGCCAAGCTCAACACTTTCAAGAGCCTCTTCGACGCGGTCCCGTAAACTCTGACTCTTAATTTCATCAGGGTTAGGAAGAGACGCGATGAAGTCAATGCCGTCTTTTGTCGGCTTCTGTAGCTTCACCGTACCAATCGGCTTGTCCGACATGTGCTGCCAGAGAAGCGGAAGTGGATTTTTAAACTCGACACCGAGAGGGTTGATAATGTCACCAACGCGGTCTGGTGTTGGAGTTGTCGCCGTGCCGAGGATGATGCGCTTCTGCTTATCGACGGACTTGATGTTCAACACTGCGTAGGCAATCTGCTTGTTCATTATCTCCTTTGCTTCCTTCGCCCGCTAAAAGTTGCCGCCGTCTCCCTAAGCCTATCTCACAACAGGCTCACTCTCACCGCTGCGGATGAGAGCTACAGCATCGAGACGGCGGCTAGTTTCTCAAACTTGATAGTCTTTGCCGGGAGCCAATGAGTCACTGTTCTCGGTCGTCATCGGTGCGACAGGTTTACTTTCTGTCGTCGTTCGGCGCAGACCTTCATTATCGTGTTGACCGTCGACCTGTTGTAGCTTCCCGTTCGATAGAAGCGACTTAACGTCTGCACGGTTCTCGTCCAGATCGACCTCCGCTCCCGGATTGTAGTCGGTAGCGTCGATCATCACACCTTGTAGAACCCGATACTTCATTTTCATTCTCCTGTTTGTCACCCACCGAATTCGTTTACGGCTTTGTCTCTAGGTGATGGTAAACCATAGCGATGGCCAATATGCCACCCATCATTAAGATGACTAGTAATCCGTCGATGATTGTTTTCGTTATCATACGAACATCAGCTCGTATTTTGGCGCTGGGACGTTCTCCGCCGTCTCCGCGACCGAAGCAGCCATAGCCAGCGCCACCATTCCGTCGATACGTCCGTGGCTCTTGGCCTTATTCAATTTCCTGTTACCCGCAGGGTCCTTCGTGACTACGGCGCAAGCCGCGCACATCGAGAGAACCGGATGGTTGTCGTGAACGAGCTTACCATTCAAGATCAGAGATTCAAGGGTGCGGAGCGCAGGCGACATCGACTGGAAGCCTTGCCCGAATTCAAAGAAAAGCTTTTCAATCTGATCTTCCGTAAATCCAGCTCTAAGCAACCACGGTTTAAAATTCCTAAATCCCCAACGGTCAAAACCAATCTTCTTTAGTTTCATTTCCTGCGATAATTCCCAAATCTCATTCGCAACGAATTCATATTCAACAGACTTTCCTTCCGTGGTCTTCAGATAACCTTCCCTCGCCCATACGTCATAGGACGAACGATCTAGGCGGCTTCGTTCCGCGAGGCCATGCTCCGGAAGCCAGAATGTCGGCTTAACTTGATAGACATCGTTAACCTTCGAAATGAGTACAAGCGCGGTTAGATCGGTAGTGGCCGATAAATCGAGACCGCCATACACATCACCGGTAAATCTTTCCACGACTTCACCAACGCAAGAATTCCAAGTTGATCGAGATATAAAAGGATTAGACGCTTCAATCCGCTGATTAAGAACCAAATTACGATAACTTGCTTCTCGACTTGGCATGCGCTTCGCGGCTTCTGCCATCGCCAGAACTTCATCCTTGTTCTGAAAATCTCCATAAGCAGGATTAGCCTGACTAACTGCTTCTTCCGAAAAAGGATCAAGATTAATATCCGCAGAATATTTTATCAGAACAACTCGCTCATCTAACCCGCTCTCCGCATCGTCCATCAAAATAGATAACAAGTCACCATCCGTGGGAGCTTGAGTACTGATGATGATCGAGAGCGGAGCTTCTTGAGCTGCTGTCGCCGTCTCCAGAGCTTCATAGAGCTCAGATTTAGGACCTCTGACCTGGCCAAGCTCGTCATGAATAATAAATGCAGGACTTAGGCCAAAACTCGTCGCGACTTCTGCGGAGAGTGCCCGATATTTAGTCCCAAACTCCGGACAAAGAATCTGCTTCGCAGTGTCTCGGACTGTAAAATGCGCGGATAGTGAAGGAGACATCCTCACCATCTTTGCCGCTAATTCAAAAATCACACCTGCCTGATCTCTGCTCTGAGCGTCAGAATACAGCTGAGAATTAAGTCGCTTTTCCGGGCCAGCCATATGCACAAGGAGAAGGAACGCCGCCAAGGCTGATTTTGCGTTCTTGCGGCCCATAGTAAAAATCACTGTCCGCGTACCAGCCGGGTTATCATAAATCTTCCGGATAGCATCCTTCTGCCATTCCCGGAGTGCTACAGCCTTACCTACATCCTTCCCCTCCGGTATCCGACAGTGCTTCTCAATCCAGAGGATGACTTTCTCGCTCCGCATCTCCGGCTTCGACTGGCTCGGCTTTGATCTTACCTTTCGATTTTTTCCGGTCATGTGTTGACTGCTGTGTTAACCTCATCTTTGTAGCCAAATTAGCAATTAAATCTGCCTCTTCCGCTAATTGCTTGGCTATTGAACGAACATCCTCACCAGGAATGCCATTTTTAAGTGCCATACCACTCAGTCTTCGGTGCAGTACAACGTGCACACAATATATCTCTAACATAGGTAACGTCTCTGCTGGGAACCAGTCAGGTGGCAGTCGACCTACCGCTTGCCTCCATATCTCCTTCGCATCCGCATGCAACCGATCTGGAGGTTCTGGTCTATGAATTGCATGGATCGTATTTACATCTATAGCCGCTGCTGATATTCGCCCGCGCGACATAACGCTCTGTCCTCCATCAACTACCACTAAGCCCCAAAGACCATTAGAAAAGGACTTTTATCATTTTTCCGG